ACAGGCACAGTCACGCTTGCTGGAGCCGTCACAGGCTTTCAATCATTTGCGGTTGTTGGCGACGGCAACACCACGTACTACACAATTGCTGGGCAAGGTACTTCCGAGTGGGAAGTTGGTATCGGGACTTACACCTCGTCAGGCACAACCTTGGCGCGTACAACCGTGCTGGATTCCAGTAATTCTGGCAGTTTGGTGCCCTTCAGCGCAGGCACAAAGGATGTGTTTGTCACCTATCCAGCCGATAAATCGGTAAACCAAGATGCCGACGGTAATGTGGGCCTTAATGATGGAACTGCCGCCGCTCCCGCTCTCTTCAACTTTGGTGATGAAAACACAGGTATCTTCTTTCCTGCCGCTGATACCATTGCTTTCTCTGAGGGCGGTACAGAGGCTATGCGTATTACTTCAACAGGAGCAATAGCATTTAATGGAGCATCTAATTATGGAACATCAGGGCAGGTATTAACTTCCGCAGGAAACGCACCGCCTACTTGGACTACTTCAGGCTACACCTTAAAAGGCATTACATATTTAACCTCTGGAACATCAGCAACTTACACAACACCATCTAACGTAAGAGCAATCTATGTTGAGTGCGTAGGTGGTGGTGGCGGCGGTGGTGGTGTTGATGGACAGGGTGCTGGCACTGGCGTAGGTGGTGGTGGCGGCGCTGGTGGTGGTTATGTTGCCAAGCTGATTACAAGCCCGTCTAGTAGTTATACATACACAGTTGGCGCTGGAGGTACAGGCGGTGCGGCTGGTGCAAATGGCGGCACAGGAGGAGGCGACACCACATTTACAGATGGCACTATTACGTTAACTGCAACTAGTGGTAACGGAGGTAACGGACTTACAGCAAGCGCAACCAACACTTACTATAACCAAGCAACTGGAGGCGATGGTACTGGTGGAGATGTTGGAATTGGAGGTCAAAGAGGTGGGGCTCGCACACGAGGAAACTTTGCTCAATATTATGGTGGCTATGGTGGCGGCTCTTTCTTTGGTCAAGGTGGTGGTGGTAATGCTGGATCTAATAGTTCTGGTGGCAATGGAATTAATTATGGCTGTGGAGGCGGCGGTGGTGGTGTTGACGGAACAACATCAAATTATGCTGGTGGAAATGGCTTCCAAGGTGTTATCAGAATCACGGAGTATTACTAATGAAGACCGTAATTATGAATTCTGATGGTGTGGTGGTAAATGTCGGTGTTGGAGAGGCTTCATCTCCTGCCCCTGATGGTTTTACCTACATTGTCGTTGCCGACGAAGTTTGGGTTGGACGAGGATGTATGCAAGCAGAAGACGGTTCTTTCTACGACCCCAACCCTCAGTCCTGACAGCGTGAATCGCAACGCTGGAAGCAAAAAACGCAGATAATCCCGTACAAGGAGAAACACCATGAGCAGCACATATTCCACCAGCTTACGAGTCGAACTTATCGGCTCTGGCGACCAAGCCGGTACGTGGGGAACCACTACCGACAATAACTTTGCCTACATTTTTGACGCGGCAATCGCTGGGTATCAGGCGGTCACAATTTCCTCTGCCGACCAAGCTTTGACTTATGTGAACGGGCCAACATCTTCTGCTTCACTGAACCAGTCTGTTTACGCTATTTTGAAATTCAACAGTGCGGCTGCGGCCTCTGCTGTCTATGCTCCGCCTGTGTCTAAACAGTACATTGTTTGGAACAACACCAGCTACACAATCACCATCTACAACTCTACGGTCATCGGTAACACAACCGCTGCCGGTACTGGGGTTGCTATTGCCGCCGGTAACAAAATCATGGTGTGGTCAGATGGCACAAACTTCTACGACCTGCAAGCCCAAAACTTAACCGGCACACTTGCTGTTGCTAACGGTGGTACAGGCCAAACCACAGCCAACGCTGCCTTCAATGCTCTGGCTCCATCGCAGGCAAGTGCTACCGGTAAGTATTTGAAATCTGATGGTACAAACACAAGCTGGGATCAGCTTGACGTTGGCTCAGGCGACATCACAGGAACTTTAGCAATTGCAAATGGCGGTACAGGTGTTAGCACACTCGCGGCTCTTGGCAACTTGTTTTACCCAATCGGTTCTATTTACACTAACGCAATCGACTCTACTAACCCCGGAACGCTTCTTGGCTTTGGTACATGGACGGCTTTTGGTGCTGGTCGTGTACAGGTTGGTTTTGACGCTAGCAATACTCTTTTTGATACTGCTGAAGAAACTGGTGGTAGTGCTAATGCTATTGCTGTTAGCCATACGCACACTATTACAGACCCGGGACACTTTCACTCTTTCACTGCTAGACAAGAAGGTACAAATACCAAGTATGTAGCTGGAGGAACTGCTGATGTAGGGCAACAGACAGAAAACACAGCAAGTAAAACAACGGGAATTTCTATTAATTCAGCAGGTTCAAGTGGCACAAATGCCAACTACCAACCATACATCACGGTCTATATGTGGAAGCGCACAGCATAATGGGGAAATGAAATTGACCCGATCTCCATCCTCTTTGCTGCAAATGCTTGTGTCGCCGCAATCAAAGAAGGTTGTGAGCTATACAAGCAAGCTAAGACATCTTTCATGGAGGTCAAGGCAACGGTTGACGAGGCTGTTGGAATTGCACAGGAGGTATATGGTTTTTGGGGCAAACTGGCAAGTATGTTTGGCGGTGCGCCAAAGCCGGCCCAAAGCCAGCCTGTGGCGAAAAAGAAGGAAAAGTATGTTGCCGTTGACGAAACCAAAGTCATGGCAGATGTCGTCAGCCGACTCACGGAGTTCTTCAAGCTCCAAGAGCAGTTAGCTGCCCACATACGGGAAGAGGAAGAAAAGAGCAGATCAGTCTACGACCCCGATGCCAACCTGATGGAAGCCGCCTTGAAACGTGTCATGGCAATGGATCAGATGGCAGAGTTGGAGAAGACGATCCGAGAAGTCATGGTGTACCAATCCCCGCCTGAAATGGGGGCTATGTATTCCAAGGTGTTTGAGATGCGAGACATCATCAAGGAGGAACAGGAAGGCGCTAGGCTGAAGGAGGAGGCAAAGGAGCGATACAAGGTATGGCAACGGGCGGAGGCAAAAAGAAACTTCCAAGCAAAGTCAGCGTATCTAGTCGTGACTTCCCTATTCCTCCTCTACCTGTGGATGTGGCTCCTGTTCGTGAATCGCTGGGGGAAGACATAGTGGGATGGGTTGCTGCATGTATATTGGTTGCCCTGCTTCTTCCTATGCTGGGTATGCTGTACTTGGATGTGCTGGATGCCAAGCATGATGCCAAGGTGCAGATGGAAAAGGTTGAGAAGTTAAGACGAGAAATTGAAAGGGAGCGACGTGACAAAAAGCCTGATACCTTTGCTGATAACCCTGTGCTTGGTGGGGTGCGACGACCGTTTTCGCTACCCCTGCCAAAATCCGACAAACTGGAATAACGCCGAGTGCAAGCCCCCAATCTGTACCGCTACTGGCACATGCCCAGAGCAACTTATCAAACCTGAACAGGAGAAGAAATGATGGCTACTGTTGGATACAAACCAAGTAATCGCCTGAGCGCAGAAGAGATTGAAGTCCGTGTTTGGGCTTTTGTAATCGTCATTCTGGTAACCATCCTCCTCGGCGCTATGGTGGCTTTCCTGTACTCGGTGACTTACGTCACCCAGCCTATGGCGGGTATGGCTCCCATCGACAAGATCTACACCCAACAGATCTCGACTATCATGGTTTTCATCACTGGTGTCTTAGGTGGCGTAGCAGGACGATCGGGCATCAAGGCGGTAGCCAATGCGGTTGCCAAGGCCGAAGCCAACGACAACGATGAGCCACCAAAACCATGAGTTTGTTCAATCCTTACGTCCTGCTTGGCATCGTTTTGGCGGTGCTGGGTAGCTTTGGCGCTGGGTACTACAGCGGTGAGCAGAACGAGTATGAGCGCCAGCAGATTGAGATTGCCCGTTTAAACCAACAGGCACGGGAAACAGAACAGCGTATGGGGGAAGTTGCCCAGACATACGCACAGACTTTGAGGAAAGCCAACAATGTTGCAAAAGCTAAAGAAACTAAGTTGCGTGCTGATATTGCCACTGGCGAGCGCAAGCTGTTCATTCCTACCAAAACCACCTGCCCCGTACCAAGCGCCGGTACTACCGCCTCTGCCGCCGGAGATAGCCGAGAAACAAGAACCGAACTTGACAGATCGGTTGCTGAAGCTCTTATCGCAATCACAGCCGACGGAGACCAAGCCATCCGCAAGCTCAACGCCTGCATCGACCAATACGAACAAATGAGGAGTATGAAATGACCCAATTGACCGCCAACTTTTCCCTGCATGAGTTGACCAAATCCGAGACTGCCCTGCGTATGGGCTTTGACAACACGCCCGGTGAAGCCGAGACCGAAGCCTTGCGCTTGCTGTGCGAGAAAGTCCTCCAGCCTGTGCGTGACCACTTTGGCAAGGGTGTCAAGTGTAATTCTGGGTTCCGCTCTCCAGAGAGTAACCAAGCAGTGGGAGGATCTCGTACCTCAGACCATTGCAAGGGCCAAGCAGCCGATATAGAAATACCCGGCGTTCCCAACGCAGAGCTTGCCCAATGGATCATGGATAACTTAGAATACACACAACTTATCCTTGAGTTCTATACCCCCGGCATACCTGATAGCGGCTGGGTGCATGTGTCTTACGACCCGAACAACCTGAAAAAGCAGGAGTTGACCGCAATGAAAGTCGCTGGTAAAACACAATATGTTCCCGGTCTAGTAGCCTGATGCCATGCCCATACAAAAACTCCAGTTCCGCCCCGGCATAAACAGAGAGAACACCTCTTACTCCAATGAGGGCGGGTACTATGCCGCCAATAAGATTCGGTTCCGCTCTGGTCAGCCAGAGAAGATTGGCGGTTGGACAGCCGACACTGGCACAAACTTATCTGCATTAAAGCCAACTACCGGTACGCTTTGGGGTGTTTGCCGTGCGTTATGGAATTGGCTGAATCTTACGGGGTACAACTTATTAGCCCTTGGCACAAACCTCAAATACTATATACAGAGTGGTACAAGCGGTTATTACTACGACGTTACCCCAATACGCACAACCACTTCTGCGAGTGAGGTGACTTTTGCGGCCTCCACTGGCTCACCAGTAATTACTGTTACCGACGCAGGGCATGGCGCTCAGACTGGCGACTTTGTGACTTACAGCGGGGCGGTTTCGCTTGGTGGCAATATCACAGCAGCCATCCTCAATGCTGAGTTTCAAATAACGTACTTATCAAGTAACACCTACACGATTACAGC